TCCTTCTAATCTACCATTTCCCGTTACATCTGTTTCAGTTGCAACAACAATTCTTTTTGTAGAAAATGATTTTTTAATTGTACTTTCTCCATCAAATTTTTCAGGAAGTAAATATGCTTTTACAGTTAAACTAAATTCAATTCTGTTAATTCTTTCAGTTCCTTCACCTACTTCATTTACAACATTAAAATCACCTAATGTAGTTCTAAATTTAAAACCATCTTTATCTCCCCAATATGTTCCACTATATTGCAATTGTTCTATTACTGAATTTAAATGTTCTGTATATGAAGTCCAAACCATACAATCATAGTTTAATTCAACATATTCTGGCATTTGTATTTTAAAAATTTCATATTTAGGTTGTGTGTTTTTACCCAATAATGTAAATCTATCGTATCTATTATTTTTTGAATATTTTGTAATACCAGAATATGAAACATGTCTGTTTAACATTGGCATTTGGTCATCTTTTGCAATCGATGTTCTTCTAATCATCATTAAAGGTAATTGAATCTTACCCTTATCATCTCTAAATACACCCTGTCTTCTTGCACCATTCCATCTTTCGGAATTACCATAAATTACAGGTATTTTTAATGCAACTCCATTATTATCTAATGTAGGTAATGCAGTATCTTCTAAATAAGACATCATTGCATAATCTATATCAAAAAGAGAGATACTTTGTTTTAAGTCTCCTTTTGTAGATTTTGATTGCAGAATCCTATCTGTTTTTTTTAATGGGTTAGTAGACATATTAATCTATTCTTTTTTCTATGTTTAGATTTGATTTACTTACTTGGAATGCCGTAATTACAATACTCCAATTATTATCAGGAGAACCTGCTACAAATTGAATTTCATTTGTATTATCAATTTCAAAATAAGAATCATCGTAATATATAACATCACCTATTTCCGGATATGTATTTCGTTCTTCACACAATCCTCTATCAACTTTGAAAGTCATAGTTTGTGTTATATCTGCACCAAATCCTTCATATAAAACTCCTTCAGGGTCTTTATCAACTAAACCAAAAAGTTCAACACCAGGATGCCAAGTTTTGTTTAATGATTCTCCGTAAATATTTATTGTTGTAGCATTTAAATCTATTTTAAACAATACAAAAGTATTTTCTATCACAGTATCTACCAATTCTCTGGCAATACTATGAAAAAAATCTAAATCTCTATCTAATGAAAACTTTGGCATATTATCCTACATATAATCTTAAAGGAACTTTTCTTAACATTTCTTGATGGTGAGTTGATTCGTGTGCTTTGTTTTCCATCACATTCTTTCTACTCATCTCATCTAAGTTTTCTCTTAATTGAGTAATCAACATATCCTTTTCAACTTGTGCTTCTGCTCTCAATGCTGCACCATCTAAGGAGATTTCTGCATCAGGTATAGGAATGGATGAATACTTCTCTCTTATTGCTCCTAGCAACTCCTTAGAGAGTGCTAATGTATATTTTCTAATCCATTGAACTCCAACATCATTTATGTTTGAATACTGAATAAAATCGTAAGGAATATCTGAATAATCCGAAAGTGAATCCGATTGAATAGTTTGAGAATCGTGTTCGAATTCATCTCTACTCATATATTCAAAATAAATTTTCTTCATTGTATCCTCAGTCGGAACGGGGAATATTTCCAATTTATTATCTACTATATTAAATGAATGTGCCGATTTACGAATGTGGTCATTAAATTCAATTTGTTGCATTCTTAGTACATCTTCATAAAGAGGCATCATTAAGAATTGTGCAGCGGGAGAGAAATTACCAAATCCTAACTCACTCATTAAGTTTAGAGTACCTTGTGCTCCAACCGAATATGGGTCAAAGAAACGAGTAATAGCAGGAATTGCTTCGTGATAAACTCTTGTTACATCAACCGTAGATGAACCACTAAATATTGCTGCAAAGTTTCTACCTGTTTCAACATCGGTTGCTTGTGTCATTATATCATATATTTGAACCGATGAAGTTATTGATATATATGCTTTTTTAATTTCAGTTGCACCACCAACTCCTGCTAAAGTTCCGTATTGTTGTGCCATACGAACTGCGGTTGGTAAAAATGAACCATCTACAAGTGTTTGAGAAAAGTTTGCAACTCTTCCTTTAGGTTGTCCTCTTAAAATATCAAGATTGTTACGAAGATTAAATTGATTTACTTGTGCCGAATATTCTGAAACAGATTCTTCAAAACAAGCAAAGATTTGGTCATTATTTAATTCGATATTAACAATTGGCCACCCTAATCTCTTTGCAACCCATGTTGCCGTCTTAGGTGCATCACTTCTAAACGCAGTATCCGAATCATAAATTCCAAAAGGAGTGGATGAACCCGATATAAATGAGCCAGATACTGAACCTGACCAGTATGTGTTTACAGACATAATGAAAATTTATAGTTTTACACCTATAAATATAAGAAATAAAAAAGAACTGATATTCCTATAAAACAAAAAGGGAGAACATTTCTACTCTCCCTTTTTAATATTTTTAATAAAATTGAAAACTATGTTAATCTAACTTTAACTGTACCGGTAGTATGATACAATCCACCAACTGGAACACCAGCTGATGCTGCGGCCACATCATTTGCAAAACTACCAGTAACATATCCAAATGAAGTATTTGCCATTTTAGTTGCAATACTACCACTCAATGATACTCTAGCAGCGTTTGATGCAGAAATATCCGTATCAGTTGCTAATCCATTTCCATCTAATGTTGTTTGTAATTGAGAAGCGGGTACATATCCAAATTGACCATCTTCTCTTTTTGCCATAAGTTCTGTACCACTTACACTATCAAATGTAGGTAAATTATACGCTTTAAAAATTACGTCTGCCATATTATTTTGTTGTTTATTTACTATAAATATAAATTTAAAATAAAAAAAAGAGGAGATATTTCTATCCCCTCTTTTAATAAATCAATAAATTGAGATTAAAGAGTCTCTAAACCATCAATTACGATTTTACCGTAGAATTCTGGTCTTACGATTTTCTTAGCGTAACGAGTCATAACACCTCTTCTTGGAGTGAAATTAACTGGATCGTACACTAATGGAGTCATAATCAACGGAACGTATGGAGCGTAAACCGCACCTGTCTCGAAGAAGTTAGAACCTTTAAATCCTAATAAGATAACGTTCTCAGTCATATAAGGGTTTTTGTAAACATCGTATCTGTTTGAGATTTGTCCGATGTTAGTTACACCCGCTGCAAAAGTTAAAGCATCTTTACCAGGGTTTGCAGAGAATCCGTTCATTGATTCTAAGATTGTAGCTACGTTTGGAGAAACAACAATAAAGTTTGCTCCACCTCTCATAGTCAATTGGTGAATCTTGTTAGAGATTTTCTGTAATTTGATTCCCAAAGTCTGGAACCAAGTTGATTTTGTGTAAGCAGAAGCTGCTGCTGCGTTAGAATCAACTTCAAATGTTCCGTTTCCAGAATTGTAATCGTATCCAACTCTTGCTGACCAATATTCAGTTGAGAATGCATTTTGCTGCAACATCTCTAAGATTTCTAAGTCAATCTCTAATGAGATATACTCAGATAACATTTGAGTTAATTCAGCTTCAGCATCTACTGAGTGATATGCATTTAAATCTTGAGCTAATTCAGGAGTCCAGATTGCTTTCAACTTACGAGTCTTAGCAACGATAGGCTCAGATTTCAATTCTAATTCGATTTCAGGAATCGCTAAATCAGAACCTCTATCTTCAAAATCTCCACGAGAAATATCAGTTGGTTGTAAATGGTATTGTAATTGACCACCTACAGGTACAGAATCACTCGCACCTGCGTAAGTACCTGCTGCAGCAACTGCTGCTACAAATACTACGTTTGAACCATTTTTAACAGTATATTGAGGATATTGTGTATATCCAGAACCTGATTGTACAAAATCAAATGCTCTTACCGCATTGAAATCAGCTGCATCCGGTAATGCTACAGTTAATTTTTTAAGTTTACCTGCTGCGTATGATGCAGAAATAGTAGAATCAGTTAAATCAAATGAAATATCTGCTAAAGATGCAGATGCAACTAATGCTGATAAATTAGCTGATGTATCGTTGATTGTATATCCGAAACGTCCTGCTCCGTAAAGACCACCTTCAGTAGCTTGAGTAGAACCCAATTTATTACCTGATGGAGATAATGAATCTTTTCCAAAAGTACCACCATTACCGAACATAGAAGAACCAGAAGCTGGTCTACCTACTGTTGTATCAGTACCATATTTGAAGTCCATATAGAAAATAAGACCTGATGGTAAGTTCATTGGTTGAACCGAAACGAATTCTTTCGCTGCGATAGAACCAAAAATACGTCTTACCAAAGGTAGAGCAACACCTGCCCACTCTTCTGAACCAGAAGATGTACCTGTACGAGTTGCCTCGTCCAATAATTGCTTAGCTTGGTTTTCTAACATTACTGCCATACCATGCTTAGTTGTTTCAGAACCTACTCCTTCAAGTAATCCTGTTTTTTCCCACTTGCCTTTCAAACCTCTAGTTTGCTCAAGCATTACGCTCTGTGGGTTAGCACCTGTCATTAATTTTTTTAAGTTCATTTTGAATTTAATTGTTTTTATTATTTAATAATACCAGCTAATTTTTTAAATCTGTTAGCTACTGCTACAGATTCAGAAATTACTTGCTTTTGAACCGATGGCTTAGTAGATTTAACTACTTTACTTGCGATTCCTTCTGCAATTGATTTCTTAGCAATTCTGTTTGATGAAGTATATTTGAAATTCTCTGCTAATGTAGAGTAAACCAATTTAACTTCTCTTACTGATTTTGTTCTATCTAAAGTTTCAATTACCTTAACTTTTTGTTCGTTAGTCATGTTGTGAGCTCTGAACAATTTGTTTGCAAATAATAATTTTGCATTCAATAAGTTTACTTCGTTGATAGTTGATTGTAATGATTTGATAGTTTTGTAAGCTTCGTTTAAGTCTGCTTTCAATTCTTCAGCATCTTCTTCTTCACCTTCTTCAACTTTATCTTTCAAATCATCTTCCATTTCACGAAGAATTTCTTCTAAGTCAATTACTTTCTCACCATCTGGGTCAGTTCCTGCCTCAGCTCCGTCAGTATAATCTTCTCTTAATCTTCTACGTGATTCTTTTAATCTTTTAGATTCCATTTTTGGTTCTTCTTCTTTCTCCTCATCACCTTCTAATTCAGCCAATTGTCTTCTTAATTCTGCAATTTGGTCTGCGTTAGGGTCTTCTTCTTCTTCCTCTTCTTCGTTTGTTTCTTCAGAACCTTCTTCATCACCTAATTGTGCTTCCAATTCTCTGATAATAGCTTCTAATCCCATTTCATCTTCTTCTTCACCTTCCATTGGGTCTTCTTCAGAATCCATTCCATATTCACCTTCCATTGGGTCTTCTTCAGAATCCATTCCATATTCACCTTCCATTGGAGTTTCTTCTTTTTCTTCACTATCACCTTCTAATTCTGCTAATCTAGCTCTTAATTCAGCTATTTCTTCAGCATTATCATCTTCTTCTTCACCACCGAAGTCATAATCATCTTCTTCGTTGATGTCTGCTACTTTTTCGTAGTCAGTTCCCGATTGTTCTGGTTTGCCACCATCTTTTGCAACACCTACTGATAAATCAGTATCTGCATATAATGATGGTTGAGAACCCGGTGTTTCTGCTGCATCAGTTCCAACTTTTGAACCAATACCAGTAGAATCCAATTCTTCGTTTGTAGCTTCTTGGTCATCATTTTCCATTTCTTCAGCTTCTGCTCTCATCTTTTGAGATAAGATAGATTGTAATCTTGGAGTGAATGCTTCTTCAAGTGCTAACTTTGCGTTTGCTAATGCAGTTTCCTTTACGGCTTTAGCATCGGCGATTGCTTCTTTTAACAATTTTGAGTTTGCCATTTATTTTTTTATGATTTACTTGTGAAGTTATTGAATACAACTCCAATGATATTCTGTTGATTGTTCGGTCACGCCTTATAAGGAAGGGTATTCGTTAATCAACTATAAAAAGTAATCCCATAATAAATGGGATATTTGATAATAAGTATATAACTTTTTAGAAAACTAAAGAAAAATTCTAAATTTCTTTGGAATTATCAATATTTTTTTGTATATTTGTAGATTTTATTGGTGATTTACCAATTTATATTTAGTAGAATACAATAAAGATACGATTGTATCAATGTCGTTTTGTATCCAAGAATCTTGCAATTTAGGATTTGTTCTTAATTTTGCAATTAAATTACAAAGAGTTTCAAAGTAATTAATAATATTTTTAATATCACTATTTTTATCTAATGTTCCAATTCCTGAAATTTGAATCAAACCTTCTTTACCTTGATATGCTTCAACTAAACCATCTATTAATCCACCAATTGAATCATAGTAATTTTGTAATGCGAGATGTGCAGAATGAGAACCAATACCTTTAACTGCCCAATGGTAAGAATGTGCTTGAGTTCTACTTTGTAATAATAAAGATGCTAACTCTTCCATTTATTTTGTTTTTTTACAAGATTTACATTCTTGTAATCCCAATCTACTTTTCATCACATCTTCCGATACATCTGCTATTTCAAAGTATCTTCCTAAAACGTGTCCCATATCTTCATATAAGGATTCTAATCTTTGTTCTTGTGCTTTTGCTTCTAATGATTCTTTTTCGAATGCAGATTGTAATTTTTTTAACTCACCCATATTACGTTTAATAGTAACTCTATCAAACCAATCACCACCTTCTCTCAAAGTATATTCTTGTGCCGCATCTGCAATACCACCCAAAGTTTCAGCAACTTGTCTGATGTCAGATTTTCTAGTCATTCCTTCTCTATGTTGTCCATAAGTTGAAATGATTTCCAAGAAGTGTCTTTTTAATTCAGTTGGTAGTTGTTGAAACTCGTCTGATTCTTTAAGTAAGTCTTTTAAACGTATCATAATTATTTTGATAAAATATCGTTTTTCTTAATTTTTTGAATGTATCTCATTAATTCTTGCTTATCCATTCCCATAGCTTCGATTACTTTTGCCAATACAAGCATTTCTTTTTTACGATTAAGATTCATTCCCTTAATTTGAGAAACCATCTTATCTAAATATCTTTCAACACCCATTGGTAAAGTTGTATCCAAATCTTCTAATGATTCTTTAACTACTTTATTGTTGATAGCTTTACCAGGTACTAAATTTACTAGTTTCATATTTGTATTAGTTTAATTCTATTAATATTTCTCTCATTAAATCTTGTGCTTTACACCATTTACCACACTCATCCGCAATCTTCTTCCATTGTTTAGATTCGTTCATCGGAGCCATAAATGCTCCATGTGTAGATGGGTTTGAAACGAAATCCCAACCTACTAATTCAAAATCTTCTTTAACCATTACAGTTCCATCTCTTAATTCTTCTACCGAACCTAATCCTCTTGATGAAATACCTAAACGGATGTTGTTTTTTAACAATTCTTTTAAAATGTTACCTGATGGTGTAGAAAGTATTTCAACTACTCCACAAACATCATCACCTTCCCAATAAATTTCTCTGATATTATGGGATACATTTTTTAAGTTAATAACTGGAGAATCTGGATGGTCTAATTCACCCAATGCTCTTCTTTCGTTAATAAGTTGTTGGTATTTTTTACATTCTCTTTCAAGAATTTCTTTAGGGTATCTTCTACCATTTTGATTTTCAGCACCCGCTCTTTGCAAAACACCTTTAACAAGTAAAGTACCGTTAGATTCTTCTTGTATTTTTGCTTCAAACAAATGCGTTTCTATCAATAATCCTTTGCTCATTACTTTTTGTTTCTTAATGCTGCCAAATCACTTGCCTCAATTTCACCGTCTTTATCGGTATCTAATTTCTCTTGATTTCCAGGTAAGTTTTCGTTGTATCCTCTTAGTCTACCTTCTGATTTTGCTTTGTATGCCGTATCTACTGCATTAAAGAATTTCTTCTTATCATCATCAGACATAGATGGAATTGATTTACCCGATTTATCCAA